TACAGCCCATAGTTGTGGGTTGCCTTGTAATAGTTGGCTCATAGCGTCTAGTGATTCTTGACGTTTAGTCATGTAGCTTGGGCCAGTCGTGACGCATACATCGTATTTACCTACGCTTGGGTTGTAGATTTTCTCAATCACAATACCCGCTTGGTCTACGATTTTCTTAACTGGCTCGGCTTGTGTCGGGTCAATCTTAGCGTTGTCAGTTGTACCATCAACGCCAATAATACGGGCTATACGTTGTGTGTCGTAAATTTTAGGAATTAAATCTACTAATTGACGTGTGCAGTGACGGATAGCGCGAGCTAAGTTGTCTACATAATGGTATGTGCCAGTGTCACCTTGTTTTTCACGGGCTAAAATGGCTCGACCTGAACGTTCGTTGCTTGTCGCGCCTAGACTGCTATCATACTGACCTGTCGTTGACTTAATGTCGTCTGACGCGCCTGCTTTTGCTTGTAACAGCCCGCTTGATGCCATAGGGGGCTGTGCGCGAGCTGGTAATGGCAATACCGCACCAGCCCCGTCTGTTACGTCAGGGTTAACTTCTAAATACGGCCAGTTAGTTGTGTTGGCTGTTTTCCACTGCGTTTCGTAGCCCTCAAACTGACCGCCGTAACCGATAAAGGGCGCTTTAGGCGCTAATGCAAGCATTTCAGCCTCTTGGCTGACCCAATAGTTGTACATACGTTGTGCATCTTTAGCATTACGCACTAAACCTGACACATATAGACGACCATCCACTTCAAATTCATTACCTACCACGCGAATGACTGGAATCCATTTACCCGCCCAATCGCGTGATTCTAATACTTCAAAACCGTTAATCTTGAGCCATTTCACCTTACGCACATCTACATTGCGCGTTTTAATAGGCTTCATGCCCATTGCTTGCATCTGTTTATCTTCAGGTGAACCTGTCATGGCGCTTATGTTGCCGTGATAGAGGTTTAGTGTTTCTTTTTCGTGTGAGATGTAAAAATATTCTGCGATACGGATTGTTGTTTCATCAATCCATTGTGCTAGTGATTGGTCGCCAATACCTTGTTGCTGTATGCTTGAGATGGGTGCCGCATCGGGGAACTGACGCTCGTAATCTTCTTTCAGTACGTCTTGCGTAATGAAACACCACTCAGCATCGCCACCGCAAGGGTCTTGGATGGTCGGATCCATGTACACGCTGAACGAGTTACGGATACGCGAGATACGCAAGTCTTGGTCAAAGCTGTTGTCGTCACAATACTCAGTCAGAATACGGAAGTACCCCTCACCGTAGGTGACTTGGTTGTCACAGGCTGTGTCATACGCCACGTCTGCATCTGAGATGTACTCAATGTGACGCACCATGCCTTCAAATACTTCAGCTACTTCAATATCAGCCTTATCATCGGCAGGAATTACTTTACCGCTAGGGCGATTTTGTCGTTGGTCGTTTGTGACTTGGTGTACGTGTTGGGGGAGCTTGTTGATTGTAAGACATGGTCGGGCGTTGATTGTTTGCCCTTGTACTGAACCGCGTGTTGCCAATACATCCGCAGGCCATTGCCATTGGTTGTCGGGCGAACCTGCTGAGAAGCGTAGGTCGTCTAGTTCATCCTCACGGCTCTCGCTGTAAGCGGATATTGCCATCGTTAGACGAGAACGGGCAGTCGCTAGAATGTCTTTTGGGTCATCCTTAGTCTTACCGCCATTAGCTACAATACCCACCATTCTATCCATTTAATAGCCCTATCACTTCGGTATTTCGCATCATCAGGTAATCTTTACCCTCAAACGGCACTTTCTGACCCGTAAACTCACCGAACATAATGTGGTCGCCCACTTCTACATCCATTTTTGTCACAGTACCGTTTGGTAGGCGTTTACCATCGCCAACTGCCACCACTATACCACTATATAGCTTAACTGTAGGCATGATAATCAAGCCCTGTTTTTCTTCATCCTGCTCTACTACAATACAGTCACTTAACGGTTTAATCATTAGCTGCCCATCCAAGATGAATTAACACCGCCCATTGATGACGGTTTGCGTATTATTCTATCATTATATTCACGATGTGCAATAGGAAACGCAAAAGTTACTGCAAGCGCGTCTGCTGCATCGGGTGAGGCTAGTCCGCGTGAGCGCATTTCTTTCTTACCTTCTAAGAATATCGTGCCACTGCTGTTTGGGCGCTTCATCGGCCCAATTAAGTCCGCTTTTAGCTGTCTATCTTCAGGAATACTCGCTGTTTTCAGCCAGTTCCTCATGTCGTTCCACATCTCGGCCCTTTTATTTCCGAACGCTATTGATTGTTTAGCCTTATTACCGAAGTTTACGCCTCGTACCTTGTAGCGTTGCTCGGTTAGCCTGTCCAAGATGCCATAGCCTAGTCCGCCCTCGTCTATCACGGTCATTACAGGCTTAAATTCCTCTATCGCCTCAATTACTCTGCCTACGATAGCCATCGTGTCCTCGCCTGAGTACCGTTTGATAGCCACAATATCACGCCCTTGACGCACCAAGATGACCGTACTGTCTGCACCGCCTCGCGCAGGGTCAACACCCATCACGATTGGGGCGGTCACATCCTTCCATCTCGGCCTAACCATCGCATCCTGTACTAATACGGGGCTAATAAACTGATCTTCACCCGCTGACGGAAATTCACCGTACACTTCTACCTTAGCTTGACTGCTGTCTTCACCGTACTCCGCGATAATCTGCTCATACACCGCCTTGTCGGTGTCCTCAACCGTTCGCGCGTCTACTGTACGTGTGTTCCAAAACGCGCGTTTGGCGTTGAAACACTCAAAAAAGTACCCCTCGTTCCTACGTGGGTTGCTGAACGCTAACCAAAACCGATTAGGCGTGTTCTCCGTGAAGAACCCCGCCCCTACCTCCCATATCGGGTTAGGTATCCCGCTTGATTCGTCAAATATCAACATCATCCCATCCTGATTATGCACCCCCGCATAACTGTCAGGATTCTCAGCCGACCACAGTTTGCCTTCTGCTGCCCAATATCTTGTACCCTTCTTGAGGTCACGCTCCACTAGCTCGCACACCCATTGCGCTGGCACCAGCTTAGTGGCTGACACTTCCCACCAGTGCGAGTTGATTAGCATGGCTGACCACTTGATTAACTCCGCCCATGTCACCGACTTCAACTGTGACTCGCTGTTCGCTGACACGATGACGCTTGAGCCTATCCTCGTTGTCAACATCCACAATATGAGCCACCCGACCAAGGCTGACTTGCCAATCCCCCGCCCACTGCTGACCGCCATTCGTAAGGTATCAAAGTCAATCTTACCCTGATTGTCCTCTATGTGCTTCTTGATTGTTCTCAGCACCTCCCGTTGCCATTTTCTCGGCCCCTTGAAGTGTGCTAGTGGTGTGTTAGTCTGCCCCCAAGGGAACGCGAACAACACGAACGCTTCAGGGTCGTTCGCCACCGCGGGCGACCATAAGGTCGTCATCAGTTGCTGTTCTTCTTGCGAACTATAGACTGGCTGTTGCATTGTGTTCTATCGTTATCCCGTTAGCCACGCGCTGTTGTGCATCCGCGAGTGCCTGCGTGATGCTAATCTTCTGATACACGTCTACGCTAATCTCCGTCTTGGCTGTCCAACCGTGTACGTGTTGCAATACGGCTAAGGCAGACTTAGCGTCACCCTCCTTCGCCGCCTTAATTAGCAGTGTGGACATCTCCAACTCACCATCCGCCTTACCTTTCAACGCTGCCATCTCCGCCACTGGGTCAAATTGGCACAATTGTCGGTACTCAGTAGGTAGCATCCCTGCGGCGAGGGCGAGTGAATCGTTCTTTAACCCCATCTTTGCAGCGTCATATATCTTTTGCAACCGTGATTCGGTTGCTTGGAGCGTTCTAGGTGTGAATGGTAGGCTCATGAACATACGCGTGATACTAATTGTATCCATCCGTGTTGTCAATAAATCTAAAAATAAAAAAATAATTTTTTTGCTAGTGGGCTGTTAAAGGGTAGGCATGGAGCTTGGTGCATATGGTCATGGAACTTGGTGCATAAAAAAAATTGTTTACGAACCCATCGCCAGCGTGACCGACCAGCGCTCGGCCCTACCCACCCCCATCTCAATGGTATACAGACCTGTATGTATATGGCAGTCAGTACGGCGGCCAGCTAGTCAGATCATTACGCGCTGCTATCTGCTGTCTGCTGTCTGCTGTCTGCTGTTAGCTTGTGGGTAGGTGTGGGCAATCATAAAACAACCCATGTTTTGCTAGTGGGTATGTAATTTTGTGGGTAGGTGTGGATAACCCTGTTTAGTATTGCCCACATCTACCCACACAAAAGCAGCTAAAATCATTTTGTGGGTCATGTGGGCAATGTGGCCATCAAAAATAAATCGCTAGCGGTTGCCGTGTTGTGGCTTGTTCATTATTCTATATATATAATTTTAACAGTATCTAACTTTATATATCCATACATACCCACAACCAGCGCGAAGCCGTGTTATATAAGCGCTTGTTGTGGGTCAAACTGTATCATTTTAAATTAACCACATTTTGCCCACATTATCCATTTATGTAATAAAGTATTTGACATACATTAAAATTCATGTTTTAATCTTAATAACGCCTACATTTTGTGGGTCAAACTCAAAGAGGGTTAAAAAAATGAAAGACTACAAAAACAGTACAGTAAAAAGCAGCTTGACCGCATGGGATTATATCGGCGCGGTTTGCTTTATTATTCTATTAATCTTGTTAGTAATAATCTAAGGGAATAAAACAAAATGACTAATTTAGTAAAAGCAATAAACGCGTTAAACATCTATCAATTCAGGCAAGAATCATGTTATTCAAACAATGATGCGCAGCGCAATTTAGCAGGCCGCACTCATTACGCGGATGATAGTACATTAAAATATTTTAAGGCACGCATATTGCGCGGCACTCATTCAAAAAACGGCCTTTATTATGTGATGCAAGAATCATTGCCTCATCCTGATTATGATATGAAAAGAATTAGGCGTAATGTAGTATTTAATGTTTTCGGATCTGTAATTGGTTTATGGCGCGATGAGTGTTATACATCATCTATAAAGGCGGATAATGCCTTTAGTATTGCACTGGCCTGGTGTGATAGCGCCGAAGCTGAACATGATACATTAAATTATTTACATGGGCATATATCGCGCCTGGATGCAAATATATTTGAAGCGCAGCAAGCGCTAAAAGAATTAGCATAAAATTTTCGTAAAGCGTATGCCAGCGCGTATGCTTTGCGGCTAATTTTGGCCGTTGATAGTAAAGGGATTAAAATGCAACTCACTATTAAAACAAACGAATTGAAAGCGTTACTTTTATGCGCGGCAAAAAATGATATTAGATCTTATCTTAACAGTATACATTTTGAATCAACCAATAACGGCATTATAGCGGCCAGTACTGATGGCCATAGGTTACTATGTATTAACTTACCAGATCAACAAGCCGAGGGCGTAAAATGCCTGGTGCCACGTGCATTAATTGAAGCGGCTATTAAGACTAAAGCGCCAACCATTGATATTACAATAGACGGCCAACAAGTAACATTATCAAGCGCGGGCCAGAATGTAAGCGGATCATTAACCGACGGAGTTTTTCCTGATTATCGCCGCGTCATACCCAATAGCGTATCCGGTATACAAGGGAATGAATTTAATAACGAATATTTAGTAGCTTTTGATAAAATCGGCAAGCTAATAAACGGCGGCAAGGCTTCAGTTCTTCAGAATGACGGCTCGGCGGCCTTGGTCAAGTTTGATAATGAAAATGTTATAGGCGTGTTAATGCCTTTTAAGCATGAATTGCCTACATCACTATCACGGCCCGCATGGTTAGAATTGCCATTAAAAGCCGCAGCATAATAACAACCAGCGCCAGGCCCACAAGCCCGGCGCTAATTTTTGGAGATAATAATATGGCTAAATTTTATGTAGGTGATCAAGTGGAAGTGATTGATCAAGATATTACCGGCGTAATTGTTTACGCTGATGACTGGCATATAGTGATAGAAGATGACGCCGCCGAGTACGATGACAATAGACTGGAATATAGGGCCAGCGATTTAAAACTAAGGGAGTGTATAAAATGAACTTAAAAGACCGAATAGAAATAGAATTATCGCGCCAGGATAACGAATTGTTACGCGAGGCGCTGGAGTATATAGACGCACAATCTGAATTAGAAGCGCTGTATAACACGCTAGAAGCCCACGATTTGCCGATTGATGCCATAGCATTAGCTAAAGCATTGACGCAGTCACAAGCCGAATATGCAAGCTTAAACTTGCTATATGACGGCCTAAGCGATCGTTACGATACACTAAGCGATATTGCAGACCGTTATC